CTCGTCAGTTTTAAGTTTCTAAATCCCAACCCCAAGATTTATTTCTATGGGTTGGGCTTTTGACATCTGAAAACATCCACATCTTAGGAGAGCTACTATGGTTCGGTACGTTGCCGACATAGAGACAAATGGTTTGTTGCCTGACGTCTCTACAATTCACTGTCTCGTCCTGCGAGACTTAGACACCGACGAGGTGCAGACGTTTACATCTGAGAACATCAAAGAGGGACTAAAGATCCTCTATGATGCTGAAGAGGTCGTAGGTCACAACTGGATCGGTTACGACAGCAAAGTGATTGCCAAGCTGCACCCTTGGTTTGAGGGTGGCGCTGGTCCAAAGGTCACCGACACAATGATCCTGTCGCAACTCATTAAGCCTCACATCATTGAGTTTGATGCTTCAGTGCCAGCCATCAGAGACGTCCTACCAAAGCGCCTCTGGGGTTCCCACAGTCTCAAAGCGTGGGGCCTGCGCCTCAACTGTCACAAAGGTGACTACGAAGGCGGCTGGGAAGCCTTCAGTCAAGAGATGCTGGACTACTGCGTCCAAGACACTGCAGTCACTGCGACGATCTACAAGTATCTTATGCAAGAGAAGGTCGACGACCGGTGCATTGAGCTTGAGCACAAGATGGCTGAGGTCTGTTATTACATTGGTAATAACGGCTGGACCTTCGACATGCCTAAGGCTGAGAAGCTTTATGCTACTTTGTCAAAAGAACGTCATGAGTTAAACGAACAGCTATACGACCTGTTCCCGCCGTGGACTGTCGAGGAACCCTTTGTCCCAGCGCGTGACAACAAGACCCTAGGATACAAGAAGGGCGAAGTGTTCATTAAGAAGCGTGAGGTTGTCTTTAACCCAAACAGCCGACCACACATCGAACACTGCCTGCGGCAGAAGTACGGATGGGAACCAGAGGTCCTGACACCCAGCGGCAAAGCGCAGATCGACGAGACGACCTTAGGTAAACTTGAGTACCCAGAGGCTCAGAAGCTTGCACGGTTCTTTCTACTTCAGAAACGCATAGGTCAACTGGCTGAGGGTCCTCAGGCATGGATGAAGGTCGTCAACAAAGACGGACGCATCAGGCACTCTATCGTCAGCCAAGGCACCATCAGCGGTCGTGCAGCGCACCGAGGTCCCAACCTTGGTCAGGTACCAGCGACACGCCTTCCGTTTGGCAAAGAGTGTCGCGAGCTATTCACGGTGCCAAAGGGCTGGAAGCTTCTTGGGAGTGACCTGAGTGGTCTGGAGCTAAGATGCTTCGCTCACTTCATGGATGACCCAGAGTACTGCTCAACAGTGCTCGATGGTGACATACACACGTATAACCAGAAAGCCGCCGGACTGCCGACGAGAGACCTAGCAAAGACCTTTATTTACGCCACGCTCTACGGCGGTGGCGACATGCTGATCGGTAAGCTTGCCGGTGGTGGGCCTAAGGAAGGCAGAGCACTGAAGCAGGCTTTTGAGAACAGTGTGCCAGCCTTTGCACGGCTTAAGAGAAACCTGCAGACAGCCTCTCAGCGTGGCTACCTGTACGGTCTGGATGGCAGACACCTGTACCTCAGAAGTGAACACAAGGCGCTCTCACAGCTTCTACAGAGCGCCGGGGCAGTCCTTTGCAAGCAGTGGGTCCTGCTGATCGATCAAGCAATTCAAGAGCACTACCCAGACGGCGATTGTTACATCGTTGGTTGGATACACGACGAGGTCCAGATCGCTTGTCGAACAGAGGAGATCGCAGAGCATGTCGGACGTGATATCACTACAAGAATGGCGCGAGAGAGCGGAGAGGCTTTCAAGTTTAAAATCCCCATCACCTCAGAATATCAAATCGGAAATACATGGGCTGACACTCATTGAGGACCCTGCCGAAGCAGCCTTTGCGCTGCACATGGCAACGATGCTGACAGTCCTCTACCGGATCTGGAGAAAGCCAATCGGCATCAAGAGCGACTTCGCCAGAATGGCTGCTTTCTATGTCGCCATCTTAGCCTGCGAAGGAATGATCACAACAGCCATAGACGATGACGTCTTTGGAACAACTTGGCTCATCACTGAGAAGGGCCTCATAATGAAGGGAGAGCTAGATGAATACATCAAAAGCCTCATCGAGCGACACGACGACACCTCAGGCCCCGATAATACTGCTTGACGGTGACCTATACCTCTACAGAGCGGCGGCGGCTGCAGAACAGGAGATTGATTGGGGAGACGACATTTGGTCTCTGTCGACTGATCTCAAGGACGCCAAGGAAGTCTTCAAAACCCTTGTCGATGAACTCAAAGACTTTTTGCAAACCGACAACCTGATCGTCTGTTTGTCTGATCGAGACAACTTCCGACATGAACTTTATGTGCCTTACAAAAGTGGTCGTCGGAAGACCCGAAAGCCTGTCGGGTACAAAGCTCTCGTCGAGTGGGCAAAGGAAACCTACAAGTTCTCTTGTGAGCCACTACTAGAAGCCGACGATGTCATGGGCATCCTTGGGACCGACAAGAGCATTGAGACCATTGTCGTATCAGACGACAAGGACATGAAGACTGTCCCTTGCACACTCTACCGGCCCATGAGCGCTGAGATGCTCACGATCACTGAAGAGGAAGCCGACAGAAACTTCCTGCTGCAGACGCTAACCGGGGATATCACAGACGGTTACAAGGGTTGCCCGAATGTAGGCATCAAGACCGCCGAGAAGATCCTAGGGCCGCGCCCAAGCTGGGCTGCTGTTGTTGGTGCTTATCAAAAGGCAGGGATGTCAGAGAGCCAAGCGATAACCCAAGCTAGATGCGCCAGAATACTGAGGCGCAGCAACTGGGATGCATCCAACAGAACCATAAAGCTCTGGGAGCCAGCATGAGATGCTCAAAGGTAGACACGCAGCCACCTTCGGTCAGAAGAAGTATGGGCCGGAGTATTTCACCAAAGCTTTCTGGAACAACGGCAAGCACATGCTGCCGTGGAACCTGATTGCAAGCTTCCGAAACCCCCACCCCACGCCCATCGAGGAGTACGCCCTAGGCATACGTCTGCTCGAACATGAGATGCGCCTCTGGGGCAGTGGAGTGAGGATCGAACTGTACAACGAAGACCGAGATAAAGGGGGCATAGATGTCAATAGACCATCCTTCAGATCCTGCACATTATAACGAACTTCCTGTCGAACCCATCGAGTTCATTATGGAGAACGGCATGGAGTTCTGGCGAGGCAACATCATCAAGTATGCCGCCCGTGCAGGTTTCAAGGGCAAAGAAATCGACGATCTCTACAAGATCATCAGATACGCACAATTCCGCATTAACCAAATAGAAGGACGAAAGCCCCAACATGACGTATAATCGACCCAACTTTAATCCCGCCGACTACGGCCCATCATTGCCCATCAGCCAACAGATTGACCGCGAGAAGTATTGTCAGAAGAACGAGAGCTTTGCCGACAAGTGCTTTCGTATTGCCAAGACGCTGGCTGATGACGACAAGCATGAAGAGGCGCTGCAGAACATCCTGCTGAACATGCGTTTCCTGCCTGCAGGGCGCGTCCAGAACGCCATAGGCGCTGCCAGACAAACCACCGCATACAACTGCTTTGTGTCGGGTACTATTGACGACAGCATGACGAGCATCATGCACCGTGCGACACAGGCTGCAGAGACCATGAGACGCGGCGGTGGCATAGGTTACGACTTCAGTAACATCAGGCCACGTCAGGACCTCATTAAGTCACTGGACAGCCGCTCCAGCGGTCCTGTGAGTTTCATGGGGATCTATGACGCAGTATGTCAGACCATCAGTAGCAGCGGTCACCGTAGAGGCGCTCAGATGGGTGTCCTGCGCATCGATCATCCCGACATCGAAGAGTTCATCAGGGCGAAGCACAACAGTGACAAACTGACAGGCTTCAACATCTCTGTCGGTGTGACTGACGATTTCATGTACGCTCTGACAGACGGCAAACCCTTTGACCTCAAGTTCGAGGGTCGTGTCTACAAGAGCATAGATCCACAGGCACTCTGGGATGAGATCATGCGCAGTACTTGGGATTGGGCTGAACCCGGCGTCCTGTTCATCGACCAGATTAACCGTAAAAACAATCTGTGGTATTGCGAGGATATCGCCGCGACGAACCCGTGCGGTGAACAACCACTGCCACCCTTCGGTGCGTGTCTGTTGGGGTCTTTCAATCTCACTAAGTACCTAACGCATACTTATGATGCTTTTGAAGAGACCGGAACTAACAGCTTCAACTGGGGCCTCTTCAAAGACGACATCTACAATGTGGTCGCCATGATGGACAACGTGATTGATCGCACGATCTACCCGCTGCCAGAGCAAGAGATCGAAGCCAAAGACAAGCGCAGGATGGGCTTAGGCATCACCGGCTTGGCTAACGCTGCAGAGATGCTTGGGTATCCCTACGCCAGCGAGTCCTTCATGTACTTCACAGCGGACCTGATGCAGGCCTTCAGAGACACTGCGTATTGTGCCTCGGCAGATCTGGCGAGTGCTAAAGGTCCCTTCCCATTGTACGACGAGAAGCTGTACCTCGATGGTGCCGGAAGCTTCGCCTTTAATCTGCCGGTGGATGTCAAGGATCGCATCAGAGAGTGCGGTGGTATCCGCAACAGTCACCTGATTTCTGTCGCTCCGACAGGCACCATTAGCCTCATGGCAGACAACATCAGCAGCGGCATCGAGCCACCCTTCAGTCTCTTCTATGATCGCACGATGCATCTAGAAGAAGGACAAGTGACAGAACGTGTCGAGGACTATGCTTACGCCAGAGGCATGGCTGGGAGAACTGCCAACAGCATCACTGCAGAGCAACACAGGAAGGTCCTAGCGCTGGTCCAGAAGTATGTCGACAGTGCAGTCAGCAAGACCTGCAACGTAGGCTCTGACGTGTCTTACGATGACTTCAAGAGACTATACTATGATGCTTGGGTCGACGGCTGCAAAGGCATCACGACCTTCAGAGCAGCAGGGAAACGCTACGGTGTTCTCAATGAGGTTACCCAAGACGCAGCACCAGCAGCAGAACTTGAGGAAACATCAGATGATTCTGAAGGTGCAGAGGCTTGCTACTTCGATCCTACGACAGGCCAACGTAGCTGCGAGTAGGAAGCGAGAGACAACCAACCGTCGACCTTATATAACACGCGGTGACTGCACTGGTTGTCTCTCTGACCTCTTAAGCGGTGTCGCACAGAGGCTTCCACAGTATCTAAAGCTTTTCTTAGGGTCTTTAAAGGTCAACGGATATACTGATACTTTAGAGTAGCAATAGTATAACTTTAGCATAGTAAAGAGGACCTTGGAAGACTCTATAGAAAACCTAATGAAATCAATAGGTTGAGCATTTGTCCACCTTTATAGAGAGTATCACTCACGAATCGAAAAGACAGCGGTGCTCTTAAGTATATCTCCGGATTGCCGACAGTCATAACACACTTGGTCCATTGATCAGGCTGCTGAGTGACTGTCGGTCGTCTGTGGTGATCTGTGGTCTGTCTGCTGTTTTCATTGGTTTAGTACAACTACCATGATGATGGTAGGATAAAGACAATAGACAGAGGCTGCAGATCTGTGGTCTGTCTGCTGTTTGCATTGGTTTAATACAATAAGATTATGCTAATCGTGTCGTTCAATAGACAGAGGCTGATGAGGTCTTTAGTTACTTGAGATTAGGTTGGCTTTGGTTGACTATAGATAACTAGTAAAGTGTTTTAATCTAAATTGTTGTTGTCGTTCACACATTAGGGTGACCGAGGTCTACTGGAAGGCGTAAGAGGTTTGTCGGTTTGGCGGTTGTGTTTCTTAGGTTTTTCCTAACAATACCCTATTCATTCTTAAGAAAAAGCTAATGACACCTATAAAAATCACACAATGAAATCTAATGTCTTCGAGTGACGCCACAGATACCCGGTGGGGGTCAACGGATATCACATCCGTTGCCTACGATATCCAATGAAATCAATGGGTTATAACCAATGATTCCTTTTTCGGGTCCCATATCGTCACTTTTGACCCCCAGATACCCAAATCAATCAATCGATTTCAAAAGTCCGACTAAACCCAGCCGTTGTTGTTGTTGTAGTCCGGCCTTTGAAAGCAGAGAGCCGCCCTAAGAAAACACTCAGGAAACCCCCAAGATGGCCCTAGAAACCGGTACGTATATCAACAGTCTGAACGCAAGTAACCCAGTGTCGACTGATGGTCTCTCTCAGGCCGACGACCACCTTCGCCTCATCAAAAGCACCATCAAGAGCACCTTCGCCAACATCGACGGTGCCGTCACGTCCACCGAGGACGACCTAAACATCGTCTCTGGTGCTTCAGCAGCCGGTGTAACTGCAGCCGAGTTCCAGTACCTCAACGGTGTCACCTCAGCCATCCAGACACAGTTTGACAACTTGACGAGCGCCAAGGCCAATCTCAGCGGCGCAAGTTTTACTGGAGCGGTTGATGTGGACAACACGCTGACCGCCAACAAGCTCGCGTTGGACAACGGTTCCTCTGATTGGACCTTCGAGGTTTCAGGTAACAACCTTCTGATTAAATACGCAGGTACAACCAAGCTTCGCCTGCAAACTAATGGAGATTTAGAGGTCACTGGTAACGTCACTGCGTATGACACCGGTATATAGGTGATACACGATGACAACCCCCACAGGTCAGATCTCCCTGTCAGACATACAGAATGAGTTTGGTGGCTCAGGCCAAATATCTTTGTCGGAATACTACAGGGGTGGATCTAATGTCCCCGGCGTAGGCGCAGGGACCTCTGGCATACCTACCAGTAGCACCATCAGCTTCAGTCAACTTCGCGGTAAATCTAAGACCGTTTCAGTCACATATGACGTCCTAGGCGGGGGCGGTGGTGGGGGCGCAGGCCAAGCCAACGGGGGCGGCTCAGGATCAGCGCCATCTGGCGGCTCCTCGTCTGTATCTGGCTCAGGTATCTCCACTGTAACCGCATCTGGTGGATCAGGCGGTGGCAACGGAAACATCAATAGATACGATAACGCACGACTTGGGGCCTCCTCAGCCTATGGCACAGGCGGCGCTATGGGTGGCCTAAACACTGCAGGTGGAAATGCAACTGGATATGGCGCAGGTGGCGGCGGGGGCGGCGGGGATGCACCCGGCACGTTTGATTCGTCGGGTAACGCAGGGTCTGGGGGTGGCGCAGGGCAGCGTCTCACAGGTTCCTTTACTGCTGTCTATGGAACAAATCTTACAATCTCTATTGGCAGCGGCGGCTCAGGCTCCACTGCAGGTAACTACTACGGTGGCAACGGTACAGGGGGGCGTATAAGTTTGTCGTGGGACGGTAATTCCCCAGTTTACACCAGTTCCACAACCAGACAGGTCAACTGACACATGCCTTTGTTACCAGTACGCCAACTAGGGAGCGCAGGTGTACTTACTGACCTCGATCCGTTTAACCTGCCGTTCAATGGCTTTACACGCGCCAAGAACGTCCGTTTTACCCAAGAGGGCAACGTGGAGCGCTCGCCCATCTTCCGCGACATCTCAGGCTCCCTCACGCTCGACGGCAACCCCTCGCACATCACAGGCGTCTTCGGTGGCTCTGCAGGCTACGACACGCTGACTGTCGTCACTGACCTGTACCACGTCTACACGTTCTCCAACGGCACCCTCACGTCCAATGTCGACTTTGGTGCCAGCGCCTCTGCAGTCCCCTTTACGACGACGACACTCGCAGACGTCCAGTACATCAACCGCCCTGACCGTGTGCCTGTCTTCCTAGCCCCCGGCGGCTCCACCTTCGCCAACCTGACGAACTGGGATGCCAACCACCGGTGCAACTCTCTGCGCAGCTACGGAGACTTTCTTGTCGCCCTTAATATGACCGAGGGGAGCACCGAGTTTCCCAACCGTGTGCGCTTCAGTGACATAGCGCTTGCCAACAGTGTCCCTTCTAGTTGGGACGCCACAGACGCCACAAAGAGCGCTGGGTTTAACGACTTGGTGCAGATGAATACACCTATCGTCGACGGCGAGACCCTAGGCACCAACTTTGTGATTTACTCCAGTGACCAAGTGTACAACATGGAGTTTGTAGGCGGCACCTTCATCTTTAACTTCAGAAAACTGTTTGATGATTGCGGGGTCATCAATCAGAATTGTGTCGTTGAAGTTGAAGGTCGCCACTACGTATTCGACAACGACGACATCTACGTCCACGATGGCAACACCCGCCAATCCATAAGTGACCAGCGCGTCCGAGACTACATCTTCAGTGGCCTCGATAGCTCCAAGACCGAAGCCTGCTTTGTGCACCACAATGCTCTCCTCGAAGAGATCTACTTCTGCTACCACACCGGCGACGACATGGTCACCATGCCAGACGCCAGCCACTGCAACCGTGCAGCCGTGTACAACTATCGCGCAAACACATGGTCCTTTGTCGACCTTCCCAATGTCGTCTCTGGTACTACAGCCAACGTCAACACTGTAGCAACCTACGCCACCGCCACGACCACATACGCTTCCACCGGCGGCTCTTATCACGACCAAGAGAGCAACTATGCGCGACACAACGTGTTCTTCAGTAAGTCCCTGAGTGGCTCTCTGAGTAGCGACAAGCTGCTTGCCATGGATGGTGCTACCGTGGGTGCTATACAGGCCCCCATAGACACCTCAGCCACCCAGAGCATATTCCTAGAGCGTGTCGGCATAGACCTCGATCAGGAAGCCGGTAGTCCCCTGAGCGGCTACAAGGTCCTCAAAGCGTTTTACCCCCAGATCACCACCAGTGACTCTGACAGCGAAGTCACGTTCACCTTTGGATCTGCTGACTTACCTTCTGGCATCCCTTCATATGGCACTGCAGTGACCTATGACATGTCGACGGACCACAAAGTCGACACACGCGCCTCAGGTAGATACCTCAGCTACAAACTCACAGACGACACGTCTAATAAGGACTTCAAGTTCTCTGGAATGGACGTCGATGTTGTCGTCACAGGACGTCGATAATAGACGCATCAGAACGTAGGAACCCTCAAGATGGCACTATCGGATAAAACCAACGTACTTGCGTACCCATACGCGAGACGCCCGATGCCATCCCTAGAAGATGACTTGAAGAGATACATCCAAGAAGAACTCCAGCAACTTGAGCGCTCTATCTCTACGCTTGTGAGCAGCAGTGTGCAGGTCGCAGATAACCCCCCAGACAGCCCACGCAAGGGCATGTTGCGTTTCAACGTGTCCCCGTGGGACCCCCTTGGCGATGCCTCTGAGGGTCTTGTCGTTTACAACGGTACGGCGTGGGTGGATGTCTGAAGATGCTGGAGGGTTTCGTGTATGTGGTAGTGTTATGGATTGGTACCAACTACAGCATCATCGTGCATCCAGAGATGTTTCGGAGCTACGAAGACTGCAGGACATTCAGTCAGTTCAATGCGGATCTCTTGAACCGAACAAAACCAACCGACAGCGCAATGTTTGTGTCGAGGTGCATCTCTCTGAAGAAGCTCGAAACCTAATCACCAAAGCAAAACAAAAAAAAGAACAAGGATAGAAACCTATGTGGGGTCAAATAGTAAGCTCTGTTTTGCCTACCGTTGTCGGAAGTATGATAGGCAACAAACGCGCCCAAGAAGACCGCAAGGCTATGGACAGGGCCAACGCAGCCAACATGGCGGGGTTCAATCAGTACAAGCCTTATGTCGACGCAGGTCTCTCAGGTGGTCAGGATGCCTTCAATGATGTCCTCAACGCAGGTTACTACCAAGGTCAGACTTTAGCCAACACAAGCCCTTACGCATCAGCAGCAGCAAACACCATGGGTGGCTTTGCCCCCGGTGTCATGTCGTCTGGTTTCAATATGTTTAACTTGGGCAGCGGCTTTGGTCAAAACTACCGAGACCTCTATGATCGCGCACAGCAGGACAGCCTCAGCGGAGCTATCGAGTACGCCAACGACAACGCAGGTTCTCTCACAGACGCCCTGATGAGTGACGCTCGTCGAAACACCCAGCTTGCCATGCAGGGCAACAACATGTCGTCCTCAGGCACAGGCAACGTAAACAGCAGCCGCGCCGGTATTGCTGACGCCGCTCTTCTAAGTGATTTAGCAAGACAGTCTCAGACAACCGGAGAGACCGTCAGGAACAACCTGATTGATCGTAAGATGAACGCTGATGCTGCCGCATTTGCAAGATCCATGGACGCCAACGCTCAACTCGCAAACACCTACAACAACGCCTTGAACACAATGTCGACCGGGGCAGGCTTCGGTATGGACGCAGGTCGCTTCTTGCAGGGCGAAGAGCAGAACAGTCTGAATGATGCCAAAGCACGTTTCGAGGGCAACCGCGACTTCGGATACAATATGTACAAAGACTACATGAGTGGCATGTTGGGTCGTGCGCCTACTACCGGCAACACTGCTCAACCGAACATGGTGAACCCTGCAGCAGCTACCATGGCTGGTGCCATGTCGGGCTTCGGATTTGGTCAGCAGTATGGACCTCAGATTGCCTCGATGTTTGGTTTTGGTCGTCCCGTCCAGTTTGGCTCAGGCACCGTCTATGGCAACACCGGTAACTCTATGGGCGCTTCTTACGCTCCACCTTATGTAGCGCGGGGGTAACTAGAGATCATGGATTATGTTCAAGTTTTAAAGTTTGGGAAAAGCATTGATAACCCAGACGAATTTTACCACAGTTTGCCTTCAGACCAGCTGTTTAATCCTAATCAATTACCCCCCTCATTTGCATTAAGCACGGGTGCTCCAGCCTTAGCACCTCAACAGCAACCTCAGCCCACTAATCAGCCAATCTTAGCAGGAGCCACAGGCAACGCAAGAGGCTCAATGCGCCAACCAGCGCTGCAGATCCCTAACCAGCGGATTGGCTTAGGAGAAGCCATGATCCGCATGGGTGGCGCAGGTATGGCAGGGGCATCACAGGGTGGTCTTGCGTCTATGGGAGCCATGACAGATGCCTATGGTAACGTCATGGACTACAACCGTGCGCGTGAGATGGAAGAGTACAACGCTCAGGTCGCTGCAGCCAACGAGGAGCAGCGCCGCAGGGAAGCTCTGGCTGCGCGTATGGCTAAGTCTTCTGGTAAGGGTAAAGATGACAAAACTGCTGCACAAACCGATGAAGCTTTAGTTAATCTTATGATGGCTAGAGACGCTGTAATGTATGCCATCAACAACCCAGACGATAGTGACCTTACAGGTATTATGGGTGTCGCCAAAGGTCTGGTGGATAACTTTACTGGGGATGAAGACGCAGCCAAACGCTTAATCTTGTCAAAAGTCCGTATTGATGACGCTTTGTTACGCACCGCACAAACTAAAGGTGCAATTACTGAGATGGAAATGCGCCTCTTCTTGGAACCGTCACCCAATAAATGGAGAGATGAGAGAGTTTGGCTTGATTGGATTAATATGAGGATTGATGCAATTAACCGCGTCAAAGGGCGTATGCAATCAGGCGAAACTGTCCCATTTTACAGCGGCAACCAAAGTACTCCCTCTACAGTCTCAGAAGACATACTCAATGAAGCCGACAGCATAGTAAATGGGGGGTAGCCTATGACGCGACAAGACCCCAGACTAGCATCATACAGTAAGTGGCTGATCGCTAACCAAGACAGAAGAGACACACCAGAGTTTCAGAAGGTTGCAAACGCTTACAAGCAGATTAGAGCAAACTCATTATCGCAGCCCCAGCCTCAAACGACAGTACCTGCGTCCGAAAAGGGCGACATATCTATGGGGACTGCTTTCGATATTGCTACGGGTCAAGCAGAGAGCGCCGCCACAGGCGGTTTGGCTACAGCGCAGCGTTTGTTGTCTGAGGGTGCCTTTGGTAAAGCACAGAAGTACCTGACAGAAAACTATGGTAACCCGGTCAGGGAGTTTGTTGGTCTACGCCCAGTAGATGTTGATGCTGTAAATAAAGCCGAAGCAGAACGCCTGCAAACACTGTCAGATACAGCAGCAGAATATGCTGATCAGAAAGCCGAAGAGACCGGCTTCTACAATATGACTACAGGCGACATTAACAGCCTGAGTGATTTCGTTAACTTTGTCGGACAGAAGAGTGCACAGGCTGGGGCTTACATGGCACCTTCCTTAGCATCTGGTGCAGCGCCTATATCCCTTGGTCTTAACTATGCTTTCGGTACCGGCGAGATTAGCAGTAACCTCAAAGAGATTGAAGGTAAGACACAAGAAGAAAAAGACCAGATTGCTGCAAGTGGTGGTGCTATTGTCGCTGCCCTTGAGCAGTTGGGTATAGCCAAGCTCTTACCGTCTGGGGCATCTAATAGCCTCATAGGTGGCATTGCTTCCGGTATGATTACTGAAGGCACGACTGAAGGGCTACAAGAATTAGTCAACATAGGTGCAGAGCGTGTTGCAGGTAAGCAATTTACCGAAGGCGAGATCCTAGAGCGTCTAAAAGAAAGCGTAGCTGCAGGCGGTGTTGTCGGCGGTACATTTAAGGGGGGAACGACAGCAGCCGTTAAGGTGCAGGGTATCTTTAGATCAGACGGCACTATCGTCGACCCAGAAAGCCTGTCTTCTCAAGAGAAACGCGCAGCCGCTGACGTTGCACGTATGCTCCGCACTGTAGCAGGCACAGATGGCTACAACTTGAAAGACGTAAGCACTGGCGACAAGAGCGCCAAGGCTGCACTTGAGGCTGTCAGGGGTCAGATTGTAGAGAACATTAAGAACTTGTCGTCCTTAGATGGCATCAGAGAACGTCTGGACCCTAAAAAAGCAGCCTCACTTGATCAGTTGCTTGAGCAAATCAACCCCGCAACATCAGCGGTTGCTGCTGGTAAGACAAAGGTGGCAAGGAGCGTCACTGAGGAGCAATTTGCAGCAATAAAACGCCTTTTGCCACCCACCAAAGAGGCCGGTGAACTCCTTAATGCTCTTAGAATGTCGAATATCACGACAGAGCTATTCCAGAAGGGACAGAAGGGCGGCATAAGCCAATACACGGATGTCTTTTTGCCCACCAAAATGGATGGTGGCTACAGTATATCCAGAGGTATTCAGAACGCCGCATTTGGCCCCGCCGCCTTCTTAACTGACGGGACAACGCTGGGAATAGGCGTTGGTGGTCGTGTGATCGACAAGGTCACGGGCCGAAGATCTATCATTGATCGTTTTGTTCGTAAGAATGAAAACAAAGAAGGCCTCGCAGACCCCGGCGGTCCTTCTTTAATTGCCCTTAAGAAACTTCAGAAAGATCTAGAGCAGCAAAAGCTTGATGCATCCAAGCAGGAGACCCTCGAACTCAACAGGGCCTTTTATGACGAAGGTATAGAGCCTGCAGGTCTCGACGGCACTATGGATAAACCGCCGCCAGAATCAAGGATGATGCTTTCGCTTGAGGTCAACACCCCCAACGGACGCTTTGGACCTGACAGGACCACTATCAACTCTGCAGTCCAAGCTATCATCGACAACCCAGCCACCAACAAAGGCATGGTTAAGGCTGCAAAAGCATATCTGACGAACATACGTGACGGTGGTAAGGTACCTGAGCTTACGAAGCTGATTCAGAAAGTAAAGCAAGAGATCAACAGCAACCCAGAGGTCTACGGACGCACCCGTGCCTCTCAGTTGTCTCAGGGTCCAGCATTTATTTCCTCTTCTTCACCTAGGACCGCCACTAGTGGTGATGGAGGAAGTGTCAACTACGACATCACTAGTTCACCAGCCTACCAAGCAGGCATCCAGCGGAACATCACTCGCGTCGATAATCAACGCGCACTGTTGAATGCAAACCCAACGATCCCTGCAGTTGAGAAGGCGCAACTTAATGAGTCCCTTAACCGCCTCAGACAACCCCTGACCAACCCTGTTGTCGCAGTGCAGCAAGAGATCCAACGTCTAAGTGAGTTGGGTGTTGACCCTGCCAGCATCGACTTGGTTCTGTCGCCCATCCAAGAGGCTGTCACAAGCCAGCAGAGGCAAGCACAGGGCCTGCAAACGCCCACTGAGAGCACTCAACGGCCCGCTTTAGAAACCGTTACTCCAACGCCCACTGAGGCGCAGACAGAGGCCCCTGCAGCCCTGACACAACCGACACCATCTGACCCCGTCAGCATGACTGTTCGCGCAAACCTGCTGACCCGCACTGTCCGAGAGATTGCTGAAAGCAACATGACGCCAAGTCAGGTTGAGATCTTGTTGTCGCAACTCGAACAGAGCTACCCCGGCATCAAAGCCGAGGTTGAAGCCATCATAGGTTCTCAGCAGCAACAACAACAACAGCAACCAGCGCTTCAGCAACCGTCAGCGCTTCAGCTAACACCTGAGATGCGGGTGCAGCCTGCTCTAGAAACCAATGCTCCAACGCCCACTGAGGCGTCCTCAGTGGCCCCTGCGCAGCCTACTAATGTTCCATCTGTAAACAACACACAGCCTGTCCTGCCATACATGCAACAGGAGACTGTGGAAGACGACACTAAGTTTGACATGGAGCCGCCTGCGCTGCCTGCGTTGTCGTCTGACCGTCTGACGATGAACTTCACAGATGTGACCAAGCGTACACCGGAGCTTCAAGAGGGACAGCGTAAGCTTCAGAGCGGAGAGATTACACGCGACGAGTACGCAGATCTCGTCAATAAATTTAAGCCTGTTCTCCCTTACCAGACAGCCCCTGCGCCTGCTACGGTACAAGACGCGAAGTATGCCTTGGCTAACGGTAAAGGCCAGAGCGATAAAAAAGCTGAGAAGTATGGAGAGCCTACCAAGGTTCTACAGCCAGACCAGCGCATACAACTGCGCCTAGACATACCTTCATACAATCAGCATGGTACATGGGTCGTCAGCGTACATGAGCCAAACTCACGCCCTGACAGTACAGCAGAAGGCAGATTTAAAGCCGGTCCTGTGATTGGCTACGAGAGTGCCATGGCTATCAAGAATGCAGACCTTGGTATGCTGCAGCGCCCAGCGCAGAAGATTGCTGAAGGGTCACCGAAGGGTACTATCGCCACAATGCTGGGTGATTACATGCCTATGTCGCCCTCAGAGGCACAAGCATACCAGCAGAATGCGATAGAGCAGTCACTCCAGCCGGGATCAGGTTTTGCTCAGGTAGGCATGGACCCAGAGCGACACTCGTATTTCTATGATCGCAACACGATGCAGCCTATTGTGTCTGCTGAAGAGATTGTGCAGGTTGGGCCGCTGGTAATAGCAAAAAACCCACAGTACGCCCCCGCCGACGATTTCGTTTTTGACCAAGAGCCGCCTGCGCTTCAGATGCCAGAAATCGTCCGTGGCGAGACTACTAACATCATGATGCCAAACGATCTGGGGTCGGCCTTTACGTTTGCCCGTGATAACAACTTCCGCACCGGTCGTGATCTAAAACTAGAGTTACAGCAGCGCTCTTTAGATCGTCAAAAAGAAGAAGGCATAGACCTTACTCAAGTGAACGAAGAGAACGTGCCACGTTTGGCAGATCACGTCTTCAATGATGCTATCGAGGCATTAAAAAACAACGAGAATGCTATCGGATGGTATGACCGCACGGTCACAAAGGCGCTGGAAACTTTAGGTGAGATATACCCAGAGATACTAACGAACCCAGAGAATAAACTGCAGTTTATCTGGGCGCTCGCAGTGACCTCAAACGGCACCAAGGTCGACAAGAACTTTGAGCTTGCGGCAGATGCATATGATCATCTGCAGCGCACTGGTGTCTTTCCTACTGACATTGGTATTGGTACAGCAGCAAAAGCTATTAATGGTGGCCTTGCCCAGTACCACACGATGCTCACTAAGTTCCAAGGTGATCACCAAGCATTAGCAGACTTTATGATTGGTCAGCTTCCAGTACGTGATGTCGAGCAGCAGTATGGCGTAAAGATATCTGGAGAAGGTAAAGACACGCTTGTCAGGGGTGCATCTGTACTAGGACCTAAGATTGGCAACGGTTTCTTTGCTAACCTCTATGGTCACTTTGATGCGTTGACGATGGACAGGTGGCTGATGCGTACTGTCGGTCGTATGCGGGGCAGCTTGGTTAAAGTAAACCGTCCAATGGTTAAACAGAAGCAGTCTGAGATGGGTGACATCATTAGCAACGCTTCAACAGACCAACTGAAGCAGTTACGTGCATATCTTAAGCCATCAGGGATTCCTGTTACAAAGAATATGTCGATGCAGCAAAAGAACGACTTGGCTGCATATATTGCTAGACAAAGCACTGATAAATCATGGCGTGAGGGATTGAATAACATCAGCAACGACATGCGCCTCGTTGGAAACGCTTTGGCTTTGTATCTCGATGGTCAAGTTGAGGCCCCTGCTGGTGCTAAAGAGCGTACTTTTATTAGAGATGTATTCAAGCAGGCACTTGATAGGCTGAACGATGATCCGAGGGTCTCTAGAGTAAGCAATGCAGGTTTAACAATGAGTGACTTGCAGGCGCTCTTGTGGTATCCTGAGAAGCGCCTATATGATACAGCAAAGGCCCCCGCTGGGCAGGAAAGTAGAGGATATTCTGATGACGAAGCGCCGGACTACGCAAACGCAGCCAGAAAGCTTGTCGAAGCAAGGAAAGCAATGGCTGTCGGAAGTGGATTGGGACCTACTAGCGGAGATGGATCTGGAGGAAGAGGGCCAGCACTTGCCGATGCAGGACGTACAGCAGACGACAGAGAACCCGGACTACTCCCAGCCCTACGTGAGGGAAGAGATAAACTGGGAGCCAAGTTTAGTCGGCGTCCTCAGCGACAAGAAGTAGTCGCCCAGTTTCCACCCGTCAAAGCGCTCTTTGAGATTGGCAAAAAGGGAAGCCCTTACGAGAACGGCATTACGAACCTCGATCAGGCTCTTGAGTTAGCCCGAGCGCTCAACATTACAGTCCACCTCTTCCATACCCAGCAGCAGATGATGGACGCACAGGGACGTAAGAACACGGGTACAGTTCGAGGGTCATTCCGCAAAACACCTAACGGTGCATCAGGCACCGTCTTTGCCTTAAAGGAACATACTCGCGTCAACGATGGCAGAGTTAGCAAACTCGATGAATTAACCACAGTACTGCATGAGATCTTCCACGGCGTGACTATGGGTCCAATGTCGGGTGTTGGTCCTATGATCAACGGTAATGGAACGAACTCTGTCGAGAATGCTTTAGGTGCCATGATCGATAAGCCTCAGGGCAAGCGCACCCGCGAAGAGCGTGAGATCATCTACGAGGTCAAACGCCTACAAGACCAGCTTGACGTTTACATTGAGGGTAACCCCTCTGAAAGGCGTTCTGTACGTGTTCTGAATAAAGCCTTGCAGGATCTTGAAGATAACAGAATGCAGATGACGCCTGAGCAACAGATGCAGCAAGAGCAGGCTATAGATAATTATAAGAACTATATCCGCAGCAAGGCTGAGTTTTCTGTCGACCCCTTCTGGGTCTATGCGGTCAATCCTAAGTTGGCAAA